ACCGGCTGCTGCGCGGCGACATTACGCCGGAGAGCGTGGCCGGGATGGAGAACGCGGATTCTATCCTTGCAGTCTATGAGGCCAAGGCGGACTATGACCTGACGACCTTGAAGATCGCAGAATACAACAAGCACATCAACGAACAGCGGGACAAAAACGCGCAGACGGCGCTCGGAGACATCAACCAGTGGAAAGACAAGAAGACCGGATTCCAGTATGCCAGGGAGACGCAGACGCGGAACGTCCGCGACATCGCGCCGAAGGAGAACGCCGAGGCGGTCAACAAGGGCTATTTTGAACCGGTGCGAAAGGCGACGGCGAACGCCACGCGGATGAAGAACGATCTGCGCGCCCGCGTAAAGGCGCTGAAGCTGAGCCGGCACAGAGCAAAGGGAAACATCGTCAGCGAGGCCGCAGCCGTGCAGATCCTCGGCGAGGCGCAGGACAACATCCGCGTGATGGAAGCCAGCAAGGGGCGCATCAAGGAGCGGGATGGAAAAACACTCGAAGAATGGGAAGGCATCGTCTCGGAACTCTGGAACAAGAATCCGGGGTTAGACAAGGCCAAGATCCAGAACGCGGTGAAGGAGTTCCGCAAGATCTATGATGAGCTTTACAAGATGATGAACGCGACGCGCATCCGAAACGGCTATGCGCCGGTCAACTACCGGGCGGGGTATTTCCCACACTTCGGGATTGGAACGTCGGACGGAATCCTGAACCTCATGGGAATGGCAATGGGCGTCGAGGCTGGGATCGAAGTTTTGCCGAATGATGCGAAGGGAATCTTCACATGGTGGCTCAAAAAGCGGAAGGAACAACGCGGCCCTGACGCGCTGCCCACGACGATCAACGGACAGACAAAGAATTTCAAGCCCGGAATCCCGTGGCTCGCCAACGCACAGGAACGAAAGGGATTCCGCACGGCATACGACGCGGTGAAGGGATTCGACAAGTACGTCGAGGGCGCGGCGAGCGTCATCTATTACACGGACGTCATTCAGAATCTGCGGTCCTTGGCGAGAAATGCGCGCTACCTTGCATCGAACGATGGAATCAAGGAACAGATCGACGCCATCCGCGCGAACGAAAATCTGACGGAGGAAGACAAGAAAGATAAGATCGACGAGATCAAGCGGGAAGGGCGCTATGCACTGTCTCTGTGGGTGGCGAACGTCGATGAGTATACCAATCTGCTTGCGAACAAAAAAAGCACGCTCGACCGCGATGTGGAATCGCTGCTGAACCGGTCGGTGCACAGTTTCCTGAAGAAGTGGCAGACGAAGGTTGCGGCAAATATGGTGGCGCTGAATCCGGGATCGTGGCTGACGAACTTCGGCGTCATTGCGCAGGCGGCGGCACAGATGAAGATCACGTCTGTAGCGAAAGCAATGTACCAGCAGGCGGCGAACGCATGGGTACATGATGATTTCGCAGAGCGGAGCGACTTTCTTACCAGCAGAGCGGGCAGTGATACGCTGGTCAACAGCTGGGCGGACAACGCGAGCAAGGTGCTGTCGAAGCCGATGGAGCTGATCGACTGGTATTCCTCCAACGTCATCGTCCGGGCGCGGTACATGGAAAACATTCAGCGCGGCATGAGCGAGGAAAGCGCGATGGAGGAAGCAGACGATTTTGCGGCGGGTGTCATGGCAGACCGCAGCAAGGGCGCGATGCCGACACTGTTTGAATCCCGGAATCCGCTGCTGAAAATGTTCACACAGTTCCAACTCGAAGTGAACAACACGTTTTCGTATGTGTTCAAAGATCTCCCGGCAGAACAGCGGAAGAAAGGCGTCGGCGCGATTGCATGGGCGCTGCTCAAATTTGCGCTGGAAAGCTGGATCTACAATGAGTTCTATGAACTAGTAGTAGGCCGACGACCGATGCTTGACCCAATCGATCTTATCATCGAGGGTGCGGCAAGCTATTCCGGGCACGACCGGAATAATGCCATCCGCGCACTTGCAACAGGCCAGAAATGGTGGACGGAGAAGGATGAGGATGAACACTGGCTGAACACGACGGTCGATTTTGCAACAGAGATCGGGCAGGAGCTGCCGTTTGTCGGGAATCTTGTGGGCGGCGGCAAGCTGCCGTACACCAGTACATTCCCGGATATCGGAAATATGATCAGCATTGCGGCGTCCGAGGATCTGGATGCGAAGCAGAAAACCGAGAAGCTGCTGCTGTCGCTGAAAGACCCAGCGGCATACTGGGTACTGCCGTTTGGCGGCGGACAGCTCAAGAAATCCATTGAAGGTGCCGCTGCAACCAAGGCGGGCGGAAGCTACAAGATGAACAGCAAGGGCGAGCGCGTCCTGCAATACCCGGTCTACACTGACACGACGGCGGACAAGATCCGGGCATGGACGACGAACATTGTATTCGGCAAAAGCTCGACCAAGGCTGCGCAGGACTGGGTAGAAAGCGGGTTTAAGAATCTGAACGCCAAGGAGACCACGGCATACGAGACCATGACGGAATACGAGGATCAGCGGGAAACATTCGCCTTCATCAAGGCGGTCAAGAAGATCGACGGAGACACAAACAAGAAGATCTTCCTCGGGAGCTACAAGGGCGTGAGCGACAAGGCCAAGGCGGACTATTTCTACAATGTCATTGCCAATGATACGGACAAAGAGGAAATGGAGCCGATGACCGAGAAAGAGCGTATCGCGTATATGGAGAAAAAGATCCAGGACGCGAAGGACAAACAGCTCAAGGAAAGCATCCGGGAAGATTTCGGCGAGGGAAAAATCAGCGAGCAGAAAGCGATCCAGAAACTCGTCGCAAACGACTTTGCAGACGACGAGAACGACGCCTACTGGAAAATCCGCGAGTGGAAGGGAGGCAAGGGATACAAGAAATACGACAGCTTCCTTTCCACGGTAGAAAGCGCCGGAGACGTCGCCAAGGCGGCAAAGGAGTATCTGGACAACGGTGTAGAAGCTGAAACGCTGGCACGAGAAATTACCAGCGAGTACAAGCAGCAGTACATTGCGGCGGACAGCGCGGAGCGCAAGCGGCTGAAGAAGCTGCTGCTGGACGCTTATGCCGCCATCGGGTATGACCGGAAGGAGAAAGAGAAGGACATCGACAAGTGGCTGGAAGATGACAAGTAACAAAAAACCGGAGCGGGATGACCGCTCCGGTTTTTTACTGGGCTTTTTTTAGTTCGGCGATCTGCTCGCTGTGCAGCTTGATAATGGATTTCAGGAAATCGACCTCTTCCTCCAGCTCTTCCACGCGGCTTTTCGGGGCGAGCGTTTCAAGCAGCGTCTGTTGGCCTTCGGCAAGAAGATTGAATTTCGGCATAATTGAAGATTCGATAAGAACGCGCGTGGAGGCGGCGGTCTCCTGAAGAATCTCTTTTTTCTGGGCCTCCATTACATCTATCATGCGGGAAGTCTGCGTGTCGAGCAAATCCTTAATGAGTGCCAAATCGTTCTTGTCCAGCATAAAATATTCTCCTCCTGTTTGAGATAAGAACAGTATAGCGCGCGGAGGGCGGAGCCGTCAAGTGCTGCGTGGGGTGAATCTGCCGGTAGGAGCTGTTACACTGAGGGAAAGGAGTTGATGAAAATGGGAATTCCAATTCCGGGAGCATACGCAAGCCCGCGAATCTCGAACGGCGTGCTGTGCTGGTATGCCGGAGATACATTCAGCGTCGTCATTCAGGCGGATCTTGTCGATCAGGACGGAACGGCCGTGGACATTGGGGCGACGGACACGGTGAAGATCACGTTTCGAGACGACACGCGGGCGGAGGTTTGGAGCAAGACGTTTTCGAACGTCGCGAACAATCAGGTGACGCTTGTGGTCGACGCGGAGATCAGCGCGAAGTTCCCGAAGGGCAGATACACCTACGACGTGGAATTTTCGCACGGAGACCGGACGACGCTGGCGCGGGACAACAAAGTCCGGGTGGAATGAGGTGAGACAGTGAAGGTTGAAATTCCGAACAGTATTTTGGTCACATTGAGCGGGCAGACCTCGCGCGGCGTGAAGGGCATTGAAGTCCGCGAGGCGGACGGCCATCTGATCTTTACGCTGACGGACGGAAAAGAGCTGGATATGGGTTCCGTCATGGGGCCGCAGGGGCCGAAGGGAGACACTGGCGCGAAAGGCGAGAAGGGCGACACTGGGGCCAAGGGAGACACTGGCGCAACGGGCGCAAAGGGCGAAAAAGGGGACAAAGGCGACAAAGGCGACACCGGCGCGACCGGCGCAAAAGGAGAGCAGGGAGCGCAAGGACTGCAAGGTGAGCGCGGCGAGAAAGGCGAAAAGGGCGACACAGGAGCCAAGGGAGACCCCGGCACGGACGGCACGACGCCGACGATTGGCGCGAATGGGAACTGGTATCTCGGGACAACCGACACCGGGAAACCATCACGCGGAGCCAAGGGCGACAAGGGAGATCAGGGCGAACAAGGCATCCAAGGAATTCGGGGCTAACAGGGCATCCAGGGCGAGCGCGGATTGCAAGGCATCCAAGGCGAGAAGGGCGAGAAGGGCGATACCGGCTCCGGCTTTAAGGTGCTCGGCTACTACGCGACCGCTGCGGCACTGAGCGCTGCGGTGGCGAACCCGGAGGCTGGTATGGCCTACGGCGTCGGCACGGCGGAGCCTTATGACATTTACATCTACGATGGCGTGACCCATGCGTGGGTGAACAACGGCCCCTTGCAGGGCGCGAAGGGCGACAAGGGCGACAAGGGCGATACTGGCGCAGTCGGCCCGCAAGGCCCGCAGGGCGAGACCGGGCCGAAGGGCGCGGACGGCACTAACGGAACGAACGGCATAACCCCGACGATCGGTGCGAATGGGAACTGGTATCTCGGAAGCACGGACACGACGAAGCCCTCGCGCGGCGCGAAGGGTGACAAGGGTAATCCCGGAGACAAGGGCGAGACCGGCGATACTGGGCCGCAGGGGCCACAAGGTGAGAAGGGCGACACTGGCAGCACAGGGCCGCAGGGCCCGAAGGGCAATCCGGGTGAGACCGGCCCGCAGGGGCCCGCCGGGCACACGCCGGTGAAGGGGACGGATTACTGGACGGCGGCAGATCAGACGAGCATGGTCAATGACGTGCTGGCGGCGCTGCCGACGTGGAGCGGAGGTGCGTACTGATGGCATACGACAAGGTCGTTGATTCGGCGTCGCTGGATTCGAAGCTGACGCAGGTCGCGGATGCGATCCGGACAAAGGGCAACACCAGTGCCGATCTGCAATTCCCATCCGGTTTTATCTCCGCCATTCAGGCCATTCAGACCGGCACAGAGCTGCAAATCATTGTAACCGTGACATCTGGTGCAACTGTTACCGCGACAAAAGGAAGCAAGGTCGTAAGCGGTACATCGGTCAATGGAACGTGTACGCTGACCGTGCCGGAGGCCGGTACATGGAGTGTAAAGGCTACGCTCAACGGGCAAACGTCCGATACGAAAAGCGTCACTTTTACGGATCGTTACGCGGTTACGCTCTCTTTTGTTTCGGCTGTGCTGAATGATAACGACTGGGCGACCATCAAAAAAATATCCGACAAGGGTGAGGGCGCGAACTATTGGAGCATCGGCGACCGCAAGGAAATCACGCTTAACGGCACGGTCGGAAAGCTCTCGCTCTCGAATGTCACGACCTACGCTTTCATTATCGGGTTTAACCATAACGCGAGCGTCGAGGGCGCAAACCGCATCCATTTTCAGCTTGCAAAGACCGCGCTCTCCGGCGGTACAGACGTTTGCCTATGCGATAGCAAATATGCGCCGGATATTGGATGGTCCCCCGCTGGCGCGGGCTATTTCACTATGAACGCGAGCAGCACGAACTCCGGCGGATGGGCGAACTCGCAAATGCGTACAAACATTTGCGGGACGAGCCTATCGAGCGCCGCCGGGACGATTATCGCAGCCATTCCGGAAGCGCTCCGTGCCACCCTCAAGTCCGTTACCAAGTACACGGACAATACGGCAAACGGCGGCGGCTCGACGGCGAGCTACATCACAGCGACGACGGATTACTTTTTCCTCCTCTCGGAGTTCGAGGTTTTCGGTAGCATTTCCTACGGAAACACGAACGAGAAGAACAAACAAGCGCAGTACACCTATTATTCCGCCGGGAATAGCAAAATCAAGTACAAGCACAACGGCACGAGTACCGCCGCTATTTGGTGGCTCCGTTCCCCGCTTGCGAGCTCCTCCAACGGTTTCGCGAGTGTGAGCGCCAACGGCGCAGTCGACAACTACCTCGCGTACACTTCCCTCGGCTTCGCGCCCGGCTTTTGCGTATGAGGTACGGATATGGACTACATCACATACAAACGTTTCAAGGGCAAATCTATTTCCGGCGAAGTCAACATCCCATTCGGAACAGTCTTACAGGAACGAGGCGGGTTCCTCTATCTCGACGAAAGGCCGATCTGCTGCGTGACGAGTGAAAACGGTTGGAATCATTTTCGACCACTGACCGATGAGGGAAAATACCGGCAGGATATGCTAGAAAAGCTCTATCGCTGGTACATGAAACACGGCTGCGGAGAGGATTTTGTAGATGAGCTGTGGCCGGAACAGGAAAACGGCTATTGGAAGAATCGGTTACGGACGGCCAGTACAGAGCGATTGGAGAAAATCTATCAAGAGAAATTTGGAGGGGCATCATGTATGCAGTAAAAAAAGAGGGTGCGTTTGCCGGGTATGCGGACAGCATCGTATTGATCCGACTGCACGGCAACGGATGCTATGTACCGTGCGAGGAAGCGGAGGCCGAGGGCTTTTGTGCGAAGATGGCCGTGACGCTGACCGACGAGGACGGGAAGGAGTATCAGGCACTGTCTGACACGGTGTTCCGGCTTGCGGGCAAGCTGCTGAAAGGTACAGAACCAGAGGGCAGCTATGAGGAAATGGGTGCGGCGATCCCGCTGACGGATGCAGAGACAGCGGCGAAAATTTTACTTGGGGAGGCGGAATGATGACATATACAGAAAGGGCAAGAGCATTGCGCCCCTATATCGTCAAGGCTTCAGCCAGTCTGACGGATGCAGACGCGCTAAAGGCAATGGAGCTTTACCGACGCTGGGAACCTGGTCTGGTTATCAAAGCGGGCGACCGACTTGTGTTCCCGGTCAATGGCACGGACAGGCTGTTCCGCGTCAACGAAGGACAGGCGCACACGACGCAGGAAGGTTGGGAGCCGGACAAGACACCGGCGATGTTTACGGTTATCGACGAGGAGCACACAGGCACACAGGAGGACCCCATTCCAGCCGCAAAAGGCATGGAGTACACCTACGGCCTGTATTACACCGATCCGGAAGACGGCAAGCTCTACCGCTGCGAACGGACGGGCGAGCAGCCGGGCGGCAAGGTGACGCTTCAGTTCCTGCCTCATGAGCTGGTGGGGCTGTATTTTACCGAAGTATAAAGGAGAAAGAGAAATGGATGCAACCACGATCATTGTAGCGATCCTCGGCTCGTCTGCGCTGACGACCATCGTCCAGGCAATCGTCAGCGCGATCCAGAAGAAGAAAGGCAAGGGCGACGCGCAGAGCGCGCACCTGAAGGCCATCGACGAGAAGATTGACAAGATCACGAGATTGCAGGATGAGCAGTATTTAAGCATTCTGCGCCTCACGATCATGTCGGACGAGATGCCCATGTCGGAGCGGCTGATCGCCGGGAAGAAGTACGTCAATCGCGGTGGCAATGGGGATGTCAAAAAGGCGCTCCATAAGCTCGAAGAGCAGTGCGAGGCCGGACGGCATGAGGCAAATTAGAAAGAGCCGCCTGACGAAGGGGAAGATGGCACGGCAGCTGGTGTATTTCTGCATCTGGGTGCTGTTTGGCGTCCTGCTCTGGGCGGCGATGGTCAAAACCGCAGCACTGGTGATGGACAGGGACATAGACCTTTCCGACATCCTGACCTACGCCGGAGCGGCGTTTGGCGGGGAGCTGCTGATGCTCCTTGCAAAGAGAGTATTTGCAAAAAAATCGGACGACGAAGGGAGTACATAATATGGACTACACAGAAATCATTTCGGCAGTGATCGCGCTGATCTCGGCGCTGGTATCGGCGTTCTTGATCCCGTGGATCAAGGAGCGCGTCGGCGCGGACAAGCTCAAAAAGTGGCAGGCGTATGTGGAGATCGCGGTCAAGGCGGCGGAGCAGCTTTACAATGCCAACGAGGGCGCCGAGAAAAAGGCGTATGTGCTGCACTACCTCGCCGAGAGAGGCATCAAATTTGATTCTGATACCGTGGACAAGATGATCGAATCTGCGGTGCTGTCGCTCCACCATGAGCTTTATGGAGGCGCAAATGGCACTGAAAATTAACGATACCATAAGGGCAACGAGAGTGGGCGGAAAGCGTCCGCTCTCGGCTATCCGGGCAATCGTGTTCCACTACACGGCCAATACCGGCCTGCACGCGACGGCGATCGGGAACGCCCGGTATTTCGCGAACGGCTCCGAGGGACGCGCTGCGTCGGCACATTTCGTGGTAGACGAGGGCGACACCGTTTACCAGTGTGTGCCGCTGGATGTGGTTGCGTGGGCCGTGGGCGACGGCAGGAGCGGCAAATACGGCAAGGTATACGGCAACTACAACACCGTCAGTATCGAGATGGTGAGCCACACGGACGCATCCGGTAAGTATTACATTCCGGAAGCGACGATGCGCAACGCTGCGCGGCTCTATCAGATGCTGCTGAAGCAGCTGCCGAACGTGCAGGCCGTGGTGCGGCACTACGACATCTCAATGAAGCTGTGCCCCCTGCCGCTGGTGGACGAAAAGAAATGGGCCGATTTTAAGAAACTCTTGGAGGAGGTGGACGAGGTGGTCACGAAATCGAAGATGATCGTCGACGGCAAAGAGATTGAGGTCGAGCGCATCTTGAAGGACGGCACGAATTATATTAAAATTCGGGACATCGCAAAGGCGCTGGATCTCGAGGTGTCGAACAAGGGCAACATCGCCATCCTGAATCATAAGCAGTAACGCCCCGTGTGCCGCGCCACCCGGATTGGAGGTGGTGACGATCAGCGCGAGGGTGCGGATTCCGGATGACTTGACCGGCCTGCTGCAAGGCGAGTGGGAGCAGATCATATCTCAGGCAGGCTACAGTGAGCAGGACGCGGAGATCGTCCGGCGCTATGTCATGGATAAAACACCGCAGATTGATGTTGCGGTGGAGCTGGACATGGCGCGGAGCACGATCACACGCAGACTGCCGCAGATCTACGCACGAGCGCGGCACACGGCTGCAAAGCTGCAAATGATAAAAACTGAATGATGCACACTAGATATTGAGCAAAACAAACGCCCCGGCAGGAGTGATCCTGTCGGGGGTGCTTTTATGCAGAAAAACGTCCCACCTTCTCTACATCAATACTCCACGCATAAGCGCAGACCTTCGAGAAAGGCAGGACGTGATGAACTTCTCAGTGCTGGCAAGCCTTAAATCAGCAAGGAGCCTGCTCGGAGAAGCTGTTCATAAAGGTTGTCAATGAAATCAAAGTGCTCTGTCTGTTAAAATACGGTTGAACGTATCTCTTTTTTCGATGACAGTTAAATACAAACCTTCGTAGGAGTTACGCAAATCGCTGATGGCATCTCCGATTTCGGCCGCGTGAATAACGGTTTGCTTGTGCGTGCGAATATAAGACACGGAATTAAGGCAAAGCAATGGATATTGCGCTGGATCTACCTCAATGTCATAGTCTGCATCGCGGTTAGATTGGATGGATACTCTAGACACGGGAAGTACAACATAGTCACTCGAATCTGCCATTCCTACGATCAAGGCTGGGCGTGACTTGATAGATTGTTTTTTCAAAACCTTATCGTAGTATGGAGTGAATGTTTTTCGAATTTCACCGATGGAGATCAAGACACGGCCCCCTCAGTTTCAAATTCGTCGTAGTACATGTCCCACACGTGATCGTATGGGCGGAGCTTGGCTGCATCGGCTTTAATATCTTCATTTGAAAGCGGAACGGTTCCGATTTCATGTGGGAGCAAGCCCCTCCGTGCATTTTTCCACGAGATGTCTTTATGGGACAGTTCACTCAGTTTCCACGTTTCAAGCGCGCCGTATTCATAAATGACATTATTTGCGATATATTGCAGCGTATCTGAAATATCATCCGTTCGCACGATGATTTCTCCGTTATAAAACGCATCGCGAACTTCTCGGCAAACCGGGCCATACTTCCATCCTTCGAACACACCATCGATTGCAGGGCTACCTGTAATTGCGATGGATTCGCGCTGAGTGAAATATAGCAGTTTGTGCAGTTTCATTTCGTCCAGCGATTCTCCTGTGATTTCGCGGTACTTATTTACGATATATGCGGCGACATTGATAATCTTGTCCACATTGGCACCTCCTTTCTTCATAACAAGTATATGCAAAAAGTCGCGAAATGTAAATATAAAAACTCGACAAAAATGATTATTTTGAAAAGGCTATTTTGCCCATGTAGTTCACTGAACTGCATGGACTTTTTCTATTTGCGTCAGAAATGCGACACAAATGCGTCATTCGTGCGTCCCACGGAATTTCAAAATCCCTCATACTAATCGTAGGAACTGGCCAGTTCACTACATTTTTTGGAGGGAAACTCTATGGAATACGCAAGCAACGGCAAGGCAAATGCGGCTCTGACCACGGGCATCATCGGCACGGCGGGCGTCGGTCTTGGACTGCTGGGCAATCTGCTCGGCGGCGGCTGGGGTGTAAATCCGGCTGCGGCTGCGGTGGCTGCGGGGTGCAGCGAGAACACGCCGGTCACGCGCTATGAGCTCGACCGGGAGCAGCAGCTGGCCGCGAAGGACAGCGAGATCGCGCTCCTGAAGGCCAACACCTACAACGACCAGAAGTCGCTGGAGATGTACGCCTACCTTGACGGACAGCTCAAGGACATCCGTAAGTCGATCTGCGATCAGGCCGTGCATAACCAGCGCACCGAGGACAGCTTCGTCCTTGCCCGGCAGGACATCGCTTCGGTCAAGTCCGAGCTGCACCGCGAGATCGAGATGGAAGCCGAGCGGCGCTGCTGCGGCGACAACAGCATCGTGACCTACGCGAACGCGACCTTTTATCCCAAAATGGTTGCCGACATCACCACCGGCACCGGCACCACGGCGCAGACGCTCTACAATCCGCTCCCGCAGTGTGGGAGCTGCTGCAAAAAGTAAGCCAAAGGGGCGGCAATAGCCGCCCCACCTTAAAAATGGAGGTAACCTTATGGTGACGATAGATCAGGCCATGCGCGGCGTGGCGCAGTATGCCGACAATGAGATCATCCCGCACCTGCCAACCGGAAAGGGCATTGGAGCCGGGATCGCGCTGGCGCTCATCCTGGACGGCGGCAAAAACCGCATTCTCGCGCTAAAGGATCATCCGGCGGTGAAGATGATGGGCATTATGGATGAGGAGGGAAACATCGACCTTGACCGGCTCTACAACGCCGCGAGGACGCGCGTGGACGGCAAGAAGATCCCGTGGGACATTCCGATCATTGGAGAACTCAAATTTGACGTGAACGACGTCGACCGGCTTTACAAATACATTCAGGAGGCATGAGATGAAACATTATATTGAAGAACTGAAACGGCAACTGCATGAGATCATGGAGCTCCCGGCGACGCTTGGCCGTGCGGAAGAAATCACGGTGTACGCGGATGCCATTTGTGCGCTGCACAAGATGGGGAGTCACGAGGATGGAGAGGACACAGAATTCACCCGCGAGGACGCTGAAAAGTGGGTATCGCACATGGAGAACGAGGACGGCACGACCGGCGCACGCTGGACAATGGAGCAGACGGACGCTGTGGCCAACATCACAGGTGTTCATGCGAAGTCCTGCATCTGGTGGGCGGCAATGAACATGATGTACTCGGATTATTATTCCGTGGCGGCGAAATACGGCCTCGACCGGCCAGAATTCTATGCCGACCTTGCAAAAGCGTTTCTCATGGATAAGGATGCCGGAGGGGCGGAGGCGAAGATGGCCGGGTATTATCATGGGATTGTGCTGAGAAAGTGATTTCAAATATTGTAGCAAGATGGAGTATGGTGGGCCATACTCCATCTTGCTACAATTAAGGCATCAGAAAATGAATTTATAAGAGATCGCGAGGAGCATCTGGGATTTGTCGAACGTGCAGCGGTCGATGATGGACATGGCGGATTCGTACTTTTGCGCAACGGTGGCTGTTGGGCTACGGAGCGTTTCGAGGACGGCGGCGATGGCATTTCGAAGCAGCGCGGCGGCATCGACGACGGGGACGGCTGCGGATTCGGCAATTTGCGCGTCGAGGTCGTCAAGCTGCGCTTGCATTTGCTGCCGGGCGGCTTTATAGGTTTCCAGCGTCTCGACGCCGTCTAAGTAAGATTCACGCAGGCGATCAATACGGGAGACGATACGGGCACGCTGCTGCTGCAAGCGCTGGTCGGAATGAGCGGGTTTTGCGGCTTGAACAACGCAAGCGACAGACTCCGCGAACGTCAAATCGTGCTGAAGCTGGGCAAGGAAGGATTCTTCCAGTGCCTCGACGGCGATATGCTGGGTGGTCGTGCAGCGTCCGTGCGCATAGTTGTTACATTTCATAAAATGCGGACTTGCCCAAATGAGCGTCGCGCCGCAGGTAGAGCAGCGGACAACACCGCACAGCCAGTGCTTGCGCTCAGAGGAAGGCTTGCCGTAGCGCTTATAGGATTTTTTTAGTTCGGCACAGCGAGCCTGCGCCGCGTCCCACGTTTCGGCATCGATGATCGGTTCGTGCAGCGCGTCGGCGATGATGCTGTCCTCGTTCTTGAAATTTCGGTGTGTCCTGCCGGTCGGCGTCCAGCGGAGCTTGCCGAGGTAGACGGGGTTATTCAGAATATAATCAATGGTACGGTTTTCAAAGGGATTCCCACGGTGCGTGCGGATGCCACGCGAACTCAGATCTTTCGCGATGCGAAACATGGCATCACCGGAGATGAAGCGCCGGAAGATCTCCCGGATGATCTCGGCTTCTTCCGGGACGATGACCAGTTGCCGGTTTTCTACGCGGTAGCCGAAGGATGGTGTAGCTTGCAGGGTGCCATTCTTTGCATTGACGGTCATGGAGCGCTTGACTTCCTCCGCAAGGCGGACGGAATAGAATTCGTCCATCCATTCGATGATCCGCTCGATCAGGCTGCCGAAGGGGCCAGCGATCAGCGGCTCGGAGACGGACACCACATCGACCTTGCACTTGCTGCGCAGGATGGATTTATAGAAAATGGATTCCTCCTGATTGCGGGCAAAGCGGGAGAACTTCCAGACGATGATGACATCAAACGGATGGGACGGGTCTTTGGCGGTGGCGATCATCTGTTGGAAGCCGGGGCGCTTTTCGGCAGCCCGGCCGGAAATGCCGTCGTCGTGGAAGATGTATTCCGAGAGCAGGAGCAGGCCGTTCTTCGCGGCGTATTCCCGGATCTTCTCCATCTGGGAATCCGGGGACAGCTCCATCTGGTCATCGGTTGAGACGCGGATATAGGCGGCTGCAATGCGTGGTTCAGGCATAGACGGAAACCTCCCGTAAAATGGACATGGTATCGCGAATCCAGCCGACATAGGGGTTGAGGAGATCGATGACCAACGAGATCACGACAAGGGCGAGGATGGGAACGAGGATGAGAGTGACGATGCGGTGCGTGCGAAGGGAGCGTTTATACAGCTCGATCTCACGCTTGTAGTGGTCGCACTCCAAGCGGACGGCCTGCAAAGCGTCAGAAGCAGGAGCGGGATGCTCGATCCCGAGGTATTCGTCGACGGAGACGCCAAGCATTTTACAGATCGGGCCAAACGTGGAGAGCGGCGCGTTCGGCGTTTCGCCGCGGAGATATTGCCCGACGGCGTTCTGGGACAGGCCGGATCGTTCGGCCAGCTGCTGGTTGGTGATACGCGGATTTGCGGAATCTTTCTTGTCGCGGCATACTTCCCAAAGTTGTTGTTTCAAGGCGATCCTTTCCTTTCTTGAATTTCCCAACGGACATGGATGAAGAAACCCATGGCCGATGGTCGACAAATTTGGTGCGTTCGTGGTAGGCTAAACCTGCAAGCAGCTCCCACACGCTTGCAGCGGCCAAAAGTCCCGCCGCCGGGAACATGGCGGCGGGGCATCTCTTGATACTTCCAGTATAGGACGAATCTGGAAACGATTCAAGTTAGGATGTTGCACAAAAAAACGACCATATTTTTTGGAAAGAGAAAGGCGAAGGAATGGAAAAAATGTCGAAAACCGTAGACGAGGAAATGCAGAAGCTATGGGAACAGGCCACGCCGGAGCAGAAGTACATCATTGTTGGGTTTATGCGGAACATCGTGAAGTCAGAATAAACGCCCGGAGCGAATCACCGCTTCGGGCGTTTTTGCTAGTCGGATTTACGAGAAGAACGAATTTCTTTTAGAGCATCAACGCCAGCGAGAAATTCATCTTTGCTGATAAGGCTGGTTTCATATTCTGCGAGAGCATCTGAACCGAGACGCTCTGTTATACCATAATGCTCTGTTGCGTTTTTCCACCCAATATGATGACCTTCAGAAAAACCTTCATCAAAAGCGCGATATACTGCTTGTTCAGTATCGGATTCTGCCGCAGAATATCCTTCGTCATAGGCGATGTCCCAAGTTTCTTCGAAACTGTCATCATAACCGGAGTTATAACCTTCGTCATAATCACTGGCATGTTCATCGCAAGCTTTGTTATATCCTTCTGAATAGCTTTCACTCAAATCATCGGAAGTATATTGGTGCTTAGATGTCATAATCATATTCGCAACGAGGGCGGCGACGATTATGAGCGGGATGAAGATAGACCAGAATGAACCGACACCAAACATATATCGCCAGCGATCTGTATGCACTTCCAATAATTTCTTAAAAAATCTGCTCATACTGATACCTCCTTTATTTCAGAATACAAAAGAATCACAGAATCGTCAAGAGCTATGAGCATTTTTGTAAAAATCACCGGGAGCGGGTCAACCGCTTCCGGTGATTTTTTTTGCGTATTCGAGAATGTTGTCCCAAAACTCCGGGGGCATATCGAGGGCGGCGGCGATGCCGCGCTTGCGGGTGGATTCATCGGCTTCGGCCAGCACGTCGTTGAACAGCATGGCCATACGCTCGTTTTCACTGCGCTGGACGTACATCGGCTCCGTGCCGTCGCGCAGCCACGCTTCGGACACACCGAATACGCGGCAGATGTCAGAGATGGTGCGGTCACTAGGTTTGCGGTCACTGGTTTCAATTACGGCAATAAAGTTTCTGGAAAGTCCGAGCTGGTCGGCAAATTGCTGCTGTGTCAGTTTGGCGGAAAGGCGAATCTGCTTAATTCGATCTCCCATTTTTTTCTCACCTCCTGTTTTTGCATTTGTAGAGTAGCACAAAAAGTTTATACAGTCAACATAAATTTGAAAAATGCGAAAAATTAGTATTGACAAAAACAAACATTTATGATACGTTGTGTTTACGAAAACAACAATGAATGTTTTCGAGACAACAAAACGAGTGAGGTGAGGACGAAATGTGGTCAGGAAAAGAAGAATTCGATGATGCGGAAGAAGTATTCGACGAGGACGCCGAGCGCAAACGTGACGAGCGGCATTATTATCGCGATCTTATTCTGCGTTCGGTAGCGACGCTCGGCATCGGAACGATCCTCAGTGCGTTCCTTCATGCGCTTGGATTCCGTGGATTCCTTGTCGCGCTGGCGCTTTGCGGATTTACGGCGCTCTTTGTCCGCCATATCTAGCTGTTCAAGGCCGAGTGCGGTGACGGTCAGCTCATCGAGATAGCGGGAGCTACCCTTCTTGCAGCGCAGCCAACCGCGAGAGACGAGCGTATTGATCGAGTCCTCGGTCTCTGGCTGGTCTGGAACGCCGAAGCGATTCCAGATGGAAACGCGCTGGACAGAACCGCAGCCACGGACAAAGGATAGAATTTCATAAAAAGCAGAGTACATGACGGCGCTCCTTTCGATTGCTGAGACAAGCATAGCACGGGCGGCGCGGGATGGCAAGGAATAAAACGAGTGATAAGAGAAGAACGTGCGGGGAAAAAGAAAACACACGCATGGAACCATCATACGTGCATTTCCCTCCATGTTTTTTTACCAGAACGCGCTGCACCGCCACGCCCCACATTCTTCATGTGGTGATACGGCCCATTTTTTATACAGGGTATGTTCCTGTGTGGCTGTACCGGATAAGACGATGGCAGACATGAATGGTTCTCATGCTTCTGTGGCGCGCCGCTTCACTTTGGCAGTTATGGCTCTGCCCCTTGCCCTATCGCATGACGCCGGGGTTCCGGTCTGGAACTGGCAAGGTCAAAAGTTTGGTCATACGACCACCTCCTTTGAGATTGCCACAGCGGGCATGACAACAGAGTACCATAGCTGCAAAGTGAAGTCAACAAAATTAACAGAAGGAGACAGCGTAAAATGCCGGAAGAATGGACGGGCAGACTCATCGGAGAGATGCACAACGCAGACATCAGCCGGGCGGAGGTCGCCAAAGAACTTGGCGTGTCGACCGCGTATGTGACGATGGTTCTGAATGGAATACGGACACCGGAGGGCGCGGAAGAAAGACTGCGCGCTGCGTTTGAGCGGGTCAGAAGTAAAAAGGAATAAAACGAGTGAGGTGAGAGGGAAATGACAGAACTGGAAAAGGCGAAGCTGCTGGCAAGCCTGATCGGACACAACGAGCGAATGACGCGGTTCGGCGAGAGCACGATACTGGTTCCGAACTATACGGCGGCACTGCGGCTGGCGCTTGGGTGCATGAACCGGGTACATGGGATCGATGATCCGCTGCTCAAAGCGATGGAAAACGATGGAGAACTGGATCATCCGGCAAACAGCATGATCTCACTGCGCACGCTGCGCGGGTATCACAGCGTCGGGGCGATGCGGCAGTTTGCGGTGGACGGATGGCCGGACGGCGAGGACTGTTATTTGGAAACGATTGAAGAGGCGATGCGCTGCGTCGAGAAGGTTTATTCGGATGTGCCGTCAATCGACAGCGTGGAGCAGCTTTAGATTCGGGAATGATTCAAGAAACTGTGAACAGGACAGACGGCGGCACTCTTTGCACAAGTGGTCGCCGGACTGATCGTCGCAGCCATTAAACACATATCCGTACTGTTCGGCAGAACGGATGACAAGTTGGAAATAGACGGTTTCCGCCTTGTGATAGTGCTGGCAGAGGATATGCAGTTCCTTGTATGGGGTGTATTCATCTTCGGGTGAATAGAGCTTCAGATTTGGTAAGTCCATAGGCAAAAATAATGCGCATCGCCCCTGCTTATCAGAATAGCATGGGCGGCGCGGGATGACAAGAGTGAGGTGAGGGTTATGTCGGAAGAACAGAAGAAGAAAGTCGAGGGTGTGCTGCACGAGATGAAGCACATGAACGCGCAGCAGATCGAGGTCATGATCGCCTATATGCAGGGCGTGGCCGCGGCGGCAAAGCTGATGTGCGAGCGGAAGGAGGCATAAGGCTTGGGACAGTTGGATTATTCGGCGTGGATGAGTGAGATATTCCCGAAGCTACGGGGTTACGATCAGGCGCTGATCGCGAAACTGGCAGACCGGCTCGTGGAAATCAACGAGAAGGAAAATGGCGAATGGAGCAAGACTGTTAGAAAATTGACGCCGGAACAAAAAGAGAAGGCGCTGATCTTCATGCAGGGCATGGTGGCTGTGGCGGCTGGACAGAAGAAGGAGCAGTAATCGCTCCGGCGGAATAGAATACACGGAAAGGGAGGGAGCAGAATGCGAAAAAAACAGGTGATCCGGACGGAGAGCTATGTGACGAAAAACGGGCAGTTGGTTCGCTTTGACGATTTGACGCTCGAGGAAAAGCGGATCGCGGCGACGGAGCTGAAGCTGAGGTATCTGCGGGCGATGTTCCCGGGCGTGGAGTTCTATGTGAAGAAAGAGAGGGACGCTGATGCACTACACGCTGCGGGTGAATGAGCAACAATTTGGCGACCTGATTGCCGCGATCATCTGTGCGGAGGCTGCGGAGGCCGAGGCCATTGAGCTGTTCCACGACAAGAAAGAGCTGCGGGAACGGGCGGCGGAGAGCATGACGCGGCTGGGCAAGCTGCGGTATTACTTACAAAAAGAGAAGGAGCGGGATGAGGTATGATCTCGAAAAAAGAACATGACAACGCGAGGGTACGGGTCTTGCGGAGGCTGGCACTGATCGCGAGCGGCGGCTGCTTTATGGCGATGGGCTTTTACGTTGGGTTCGGGATTTACTGGGGCGGCGTGCTGCTTGCGTTCGCGACGGTGGCGTGCCTCGGCTATGCGATGGGAGGAAGCGACGAGGATGGCGACGCGATATAACGAGGCGCCGGCGGCGTGCAGACCGAAGAAGCCGGAGATTGTCCGGCAGCCGGAATATACCGGAGGGAAGTATTTCCGTGTGCAATACGCCGGGCAGACCGTGGATGTGCGGTGCGCGGATGAGACGGCGGCGCTGTTTCTCGCGGCGAAGCACTGGGGATTCAAGTGGACGCGGCCGGAATACCACCAGACGGCGAAGGTGACGATACTGCGGATGAATCCGGAGCTGGTGATCGGATAAGGAAAGGACGGGAGACCATGAGCGGATTGCGATTTGACAGCATGGCGGACATGCCGGCCGGAATGCGGGATCTGTACGCGAAGAAGGTGCTGGGGCAGATGCCGCAGGCAAGGCCGGAACCAGAACAGAAAAGGGCCAAGTATCAGAACCAGAAGGCGGAGCGCGGGGGGATTCACTTTGACAGCCAGAAGGAAGCGCGGCGATATGACGAGCTGCTGCTGATGCTGCGCGCCGGGGAGATTCGCGATCTACGGCTGCAGCCGCAATTCACAATTCAGGAATCTTATGTGACGGAGACCGGGGAGCGGGTACGCGCGATCCGGTACACGGCGGACTTTTCGTACATCCGGGAAGTGTCCGGCGAGAAGATCGTGGAGGACGTGAAGAGCGGGCCGACACGGACGAAGGAATATCTGCGAAACAGGAAGTTTATGCGGTCGATGTATGGGATCGACGTGCGGGAGGTTTGAAGATGAATCTGGCGGAGCAAGTGCAAAGATGTATGCTGAAAGATGGTGGAGCTGGATGCGGTCTGCAATGCGAAAATTGCGGCTGGAATCAAGAGGAGTATGCGCGGCGGAAAGCTCTGCCGCTGACGAGGTGCGAGGACGGACTGCGGCGGAAGATTTTGCCGCCGAGACAGCGCACTGATGAACTGGGCAACTGAGCCGGATCTACATTTTTGTGGGCGTATGCGCAGGCCGCGCCGCCATTCGCGGTCTGCGAAGGATCAACCGGCTTTTTGCTGCGCGTCCGGAGCATGGACAAGTCAGACGGCCCAATGCTCCGGGCAGCGTATGAACCCGTGTGAGACGTGCGGGAAAGGAACGTCATCCAATGCGCCGAAGATCCACGGCGCACGGCATCTGGCCTCCTAGGAGAAGCTGCGCGACGCAGATAGGCGCGGCTCGCCCAGGATTTTTGGGAACACTGGGCGCAGACGGGGGAGGGCCGTCTCTGCTGCCACGGCGCGAAGGGAACCGCGCCGTGGCATGACCATATACCAAACGCCCGGGAGGGCGAAAAAATAAAGGGGACGAGGCTATGGGAAGAATCATGGATGTATTCGACGCAGAATTTTTAGATTTCAGTGAGCTGTGCGGAGACTTGGATCTGGCGGCAGAGGCAAAGTGCAATCAATATCCGCCACGGATGGTCGTCACAAGGCCGGAGAATTTGTTTGATGAAGCAGACAAAGCGGAAGAAACAAAGATCGTGATTACGGGCGGACTGGAACCGGAAATTACGGTAAAGGGAATTTTTTCACTGCGGAAAAAGGAGATGGATGCTATCATCCGAAAGGCCGTGAACGTATTGAACATCTATCTGCACGCCTATGTGCAGGATCACATGGAGTATGAAGCGGCCAGAGAAGGAGGACGGGAAGCATGAAGTGCAGGCAGTGCGGGAAAGAAATTCTGCGCAAGGGCGCGATCTTCAATTCCTTTTGCAGCGAACAGTGTTCGGAGGAATGGTACAAGGATGACAACATTGCCGTCACGGTGATCTGCGTGAAGGTTCCGAGGATCTACAAGGAACTGCGGCCAAGGCTGGGCGAGATGATCCACGCGGTGAAGCGGAAGAGCTATAACAGCACGGGCTACATCTTCGAGCGGGCCGGGAAAAAGGTGCTGCTGCGAGCGGATGAGGTTGTGGAGGTGGCGGGGTGAAGCCGCCGTGTGAGAGGGACTGTCCGGGGCGGTCAGCGGAATGTCACGCCAGGTGCGCGCCGTATCTGGAATACGAGGAAGCAAAACAGGCGGAATATCGGGCGAGAGAAGTTGAGCGGAGCCGCGACGCCTACACTGCGGACGCGGAAAAGCGGTCACGGAGTGTAGCGAGATTGAAAAGAATGGGGCTGCTGAAATGACGCATCTGAGTTTGTTTTCGGGTATCGGCGGACTTGATCTTGCTGCGAAATGGGCAGGATTTACAACCGTTGGGCAATGCGAATTTGCAGATTACCCAACAAAAGTGCTGGAAAAGCACTGGCCGGATGTGCCGCGCTGGCGTGACATCCGGACTTTGACGAAGGAGAGTTTTTATGAGAGGACAGGCCTACGAACAGTTGACGTTATTTCCGGCGGATTCCCATGCCAGCCCTTCTCCGTGGCTGGAAAGCAAAAGGGCAAAGGGGATGATCGATACCTCTGGCCGGAGATGCTCCGAGTTATCACCGAGCTGCGCCCGCGTTGCGTTGTCGGTGAAAACGTTTCTGGACTTGTTCGAATTGCGCTTGCGGGAATCCTTTCCGAACTGCAAGGCGTCGGCTACGAAGCAAGGGCTTACAGTTCTGCGGCTTGGGATGTCGGCGGACTGCACAAGGGAGAGAGAATCTTTATCGTGGCCGCGGCCAACGACGGGCGCGCCGCTGTGCGGCGGAACACACAACTTCCGGCAGATGGTGGCACTGAGAGACGCGGGGGTCGTCACGGAGGAGGAGCGGAAAAACCTGACCTGTGGAAGCGGTGGGAAGTCGAACCCCGCCCTTATGGAGTGGCTCATGGGATTCCCAATCAGGTGGACAGACTTAAATGCCTCGGAAACGCGGTAGTGCCGCAGCAGGCATATCCGATTTTCAAGGCATTGGCGGAAGAATTGCAGAGGGAGAAAAGACGTGAGAGAAGTTGAACGGAGCCGCGACGCCTACACTGCGGACGCGAAGAAGCGGTGTAAGAGCGTGGAGAGACTACGGAAAGCGGGGTTGCTGAAATGAATCGGATTGCGCGGGTATTCCCAAGAAAGACGGCTGCATCGCCTACGGATACGCTAGCGTTCTTCGGTGCACCGACAATCGAGAATATCGCAGATTGTATCAAGGCTGAAGTTGAAGCGGTGCACATCTCTACAACCTTCACATGGGACATTCCGCGTGCAGAAGATCTCTACTATGCGTGGCAAATCCTCGGTGTTCCGGTTGAAGTTGGAGGCCCGGCATTTGATGACCGCATGGGTGATTTCACGCCGGGAATGTATCTCCGAGACGGCTATATCTTCACGTCGCGCGGCTGTACGAAGGAATGTTGGTTCTGCTCGGTTCCGCGCTGCGCACATGGCGTGATTCGGGAGCTGCCGATCGTGGATGGCTGGAATATCCTCGACGACAACATTCTCGGAACGTCAGAGCAGCACTTTCGGGCGGTATGCGAAATGCTCAAGCGGCAGGAGCATTTTGCAATCTTCACCGGAGGACTGGAACCGTCCTTGCTTCAACAATGGCAGGCGGATTTGCTGCGGGAGGTAAAACCAAAGCGGCTTTACACAGCATACGACACAAAGGATGATCTGGAACCTCTGGTTGCGATGGGGCGAAAGCTACGCCTTGCGGGGTTCCGGCCAAAGAGTCACGCCATGTGCTGCTATGTCCTTGTTGAATATGCTGGGGACAGTTTTGAGGACGCGGAGCTGCGGCTGACACAGACCATGCAGGCCGGGTTTGTACCATACGCAATGCTTTTCCGGGATGAAGAAGGGAAAACGGACGCCGCGTGGCGAAGGTTTCAACGTGAATGGTGCAGGCCGATTATCACAGGGAAGAAATTCAACGAATTTTGGCAGGAGGATTTGCTATAAATTTGAAACCGAAAGAACTGATCAGGGAGGCCATGAGGGCAAATCCTGAAGAAGGGATCAAGGAACTGCGGAAAAGCAGCGAGAGAAGCGAACGGAGACGCGACGCTTACACTGCGGACGCGAAGAAGCGGTGTAAGAGCGTGGAGCGGCTGAGAAAGGCGGGGTTGATGTGGATTTAGAGCAGACTGCGATGGAGCGGCTGCGGCTTGCATCCGACATGAGCCAGAGGCTCTACAAGAAGCCGCTTGTGATTACCTATTCTGGAGGTAAAGATTCCGACTGCCTGCTCAGGCTGGTGCAGAACAGCGGCATTCCGTTTGAGGCGCTGCACTCGCTGACAACAGCGGACGCGCCGGAAACGGTACGGCACGTGAAAGATATGTTCTGGAAGTTGGAACTTGGGGGGGTGAAATGCACCATCGATACCCACAAAAAGCCGGATGGAACGAACACAACCATGTGGAATCTTATCCCGCGTAAGCTCATGCCGCCGACACGGCTTGTGCGCTACTGCTGCGCTGAACTCAAGGAAACCGGAGGGAGAGGGCGGTTTATCGCAACCGGCGTCCGCTGGGCAGAATCCGCAAGGCGGAAAGCGTCGCGTGGAATTATGGAGACTATCAACAAAGACAAAGACAAGCGGATCATCCTCATGGATGATAACGACGAGCGAAGAATGCTCCTGGAAAACTGCCAGATGAAAGGCACGCGGACAGTCAATCCGATTGTTGACTGGAAAGACGAAGACGTACTCGGCTACTGCGCCGAACAAAAGATCACGATGAACCCACTCTACGCCTGCGGTTGGAAACGGGTTGGCTGTATCGGCTGCCCGATGGCCGGGAAGCACCGGAAGATGGAATTTGAGAGATACCCAAAGATCAAGCTGGCGTATATCCGGGCATTTGATCGGATGCTGGAGGAACGCCGACGCCGGGGCAAGATGGACGGCGGGATGCGATGGGGCGATAATGGATTGGATATATTTAACTGGTGGATGGAAAATGATGTGCTTCCAGGGCAGGAAGTATTAGAAGAATTTCGGGAGGATCTGTTATGAATATGAATTTGAAGCCGGAAGAACTGGTCAAGGCGCTGCGGTTTTGCGGAAAGCACGAATGTGTAACGTGCCCGTGTGACATTGGCGAGTGCATACGAATGGTGTATGCGGCCGCCGACCAGATCGAGCGCGACCAGAAGGAGATTGACGAGCTTCGGGAGAAGCAGCGGTGGATTCCTGTAACAGAGCGGCTGCCGGAGTAACGAGAACTTGTAAACGTGGTGTGGGTGAACAGAGTGCCGGAACCGTATTACGAAAAAATAAAAGGAGTTCCGTTTTCAGGGACTGCGTGTTTCTTCGGGGGACGCTGGTATTGGGATTCACCCATAGTCCTCGACCTGTTGTCGGAATACGGGAAAGATGATCCTGATTTGGTGGATGATGCCGTGGACATCACCCACTGGATGCCGCTGCCGGAACCGCCGAAGGAGGTGGAGTGATGGAAAATCTGTTGCAAAACTTCGCCAGCGGGCTGTGGATCGTATTGGGCGTGTACTGTTTCTTCGGGCTAAGGAAGTGGAACAAGCGGTTCAGCAAACTGTATGACGAGTTGAAGGAGGAGGTGGAGCGATGGAACGACTGACTTATTTCAAAGACGGATACTGGCGGGTAAATTTC